TGGGGTTCTGCTGATGAACAAGCAAAAAGAAGAGAGAAACAATCTGGAATGGGAATTAAACGTGGTATTGGTGGAGTATTAGATTTTGCAACATTAGGAACATTTGATTTTGATAAACAGAACCGTAAAGGAGCTCCAAAAGGTTGGGGAATAAAAAGGGTTGCTGGTGGACTTGCTGACGCTATAACTGCTGGTGCAACTGATTTTGATAAAAGAGGTACTGGTATTGGTCAGATGAAGTTGGGTGAGATGATGT